ATTTTTTAGTTAAATCATTAACATTAAAGAAATTACCTGACTGCCATTCACTAGGAATGGTAAATGTACGCTGAATCCAATTTGAGTTTGGTGGCTCTTGGTTTGTAGATGTAGCAGTAGCCTCATATCTGAATCCATCAGATGCAACAACAAACGCACCAAATTGGAATGTAGTATCTTCATCCCATATGCGAGCTCGTGTAAAAAAGTCTTGAGCTCCCTGATACTTTGTCCAGTCTCCTAGGTAATCACCTGCTTCCTGACTGCATCTTAAAGTAATATTGGTGGCTCTTTCTGGGTCTTCATCGGAATGATTTTCTAAAATATTTGTATTTGCTTCTTGAGGATCATCTCTTGGAAAATGAGCTAGTGTGACATTTGGAATATTAGTAAAAGTTTGTGAGGTGTTATTTTCATTAAATCCTTGTGCGTAGGCTTGAATGTTTACCTCATCTAGCCCTGTATTTGCATCATGATCATAATTTGACTTGAATCTGATAAATGGAGGCTGAAACGTTCCTCCTCCTTCTACTGGCTGTCCTTCAATGTCACCTATTTCATCAAAAACATTTTTGAGTTTTTTCCCATCAAAATAAAAGCTATTGTTTGTATCACTTGAAAGATTATTCCCTGTTTTAGTTACAGGATCAAAAGTAGGAGATAGGACAGTAGGATCAGATGACCCTTTGTTTATGTTTAGTTGTTCAATCACTTGATTTAGTGTTTCTTGGTTTGATCTTTCTCTTACCACCAAATCTATAGTTCTTTTCCAAAGGTTTTCTGACTGGTGAGGGCATGTCAATATTAATTGGATTCCAGAACCTGAGAGTCTTTTTCGATTAATGTTTCTCACATGGAATACATCTCTTTCGGTATTTCCATTAACCCCTTCATACTCTAGGTATAATCGATCAAACTGTTGGATTTCCTCACCCTGAGTTAGAAATTCCCCGTTTGCACTAGATAGAGTAACTATGATACTTTGTGGAATTGTTTCAGTCCATTCTATAACAGTAAATGCGTTTGATAAATCAACATCTGCACCATGATCTTTTAGGATTAATAATACATTACTGTACGGAGTGAACTCACCCATTAAACATCCAATCCCCTACTTCGTCTAAATATTAAAACTATGTCAGATTGATTTGTGTCGTATTTGTTTGTCTTTTTGAAATCAACAAAGATTAATCCCACCTCAGAACCTGCGGTGTTATTAGGAATTAATGTATTGGTACTGTCATTGTTATCTAGAATTCCAAATCGTCCTGCGTTCCACACGTTTTTAATTACTTGTGCTTCATCTTTCCATTTCTGTAATAATATTAGAAATGCATTATTCCCACTATCTGCATCTCCGCGTGTGTTTGTTATTCGTCCCGTAACTGTATAGGTTCCTCCTATAATTGCTAGTGGTTGAACTATTCCATCTGGTTTTTCTGCAGTAAGGTTTGCACCAATTCCTTCGGTATCTCTTTTTTCAATGGTAAAAATAAAGGCGTGTTCTTTTGAAGAGTCTTTTGGATCAGGAGCTCCTAAATTATTAAAGTCAATTCTATCAGAAACTGTTTGATCATCATCTGTATTAGTAACTCTAAAGATATTGATAATCTTTGCTTCAAGTGAATCACCCATAATTAATCAACACCCCCAAATGAAGAAGTCTCTCGTTCTATCCCCTGCTTAGTAATATCATTATCAAAGTCATTAAAGGAATTGTAAGAGTCTCTTGGGGATGAAGTTCCAGGGGTAATTGTATAAATCGTTTGAGCTTGTCTAGAGTCAAGTAATGCCTGCTGTTGTAATGATACGAATACGCTTATCCTGTCATCAGCTATGTCTATGAATTTTTTGGTGAGCTTGCTTAGGTTGAGTAGTTTACTGATGAAAAATCCTGATGCCAAAAGAATAGGTGTGATAAATGGAATGGCTGTTTTGAATTGATTAACAAAAAGATTAATTCCTTTGGTTCCCGATAATTCATCTACTGGAAATTCTTCTGCAAACTCTCTTTTTGTAATCTGTTTTGCTTTTTTTGTTTGTTTTGTTTTTTGCTTCTTTTTTTGTTTCTGTGCCTGTTTTATTACATTATCATTGGCCTTGATTAACTTCTGGGCTTGTTGCTGGTTTATGGATGATAAATCATATTCAATTTGCATAATTTTATCGACAGCCATTATTACACACTCACCATCTGGTTCAGGCTAGCTGCTATTTGTTTTTCATAACTGTCCTTGAATGCCTTCTCATTTTTGTTAATGTTTGTCTCAATTATTAATAGTCGTTTTATTCCACTAGGATGAGATTTTCTTCTAAAAATCCTTTTTCCACTTCCTTTGTCAATCCAAGATAACGACTTACCTTTTATTGGTAAAGTAGGATTAGGATGAAAAGTTCCCTCTTCTCTACCTTTTGATACATCAAATCCTGAATCAGACACATATTCAGAAATAAAATGAATTTTTGCACCATTGGGAGTTTGTTCTATAGAACCAACAAATGTTTTGTCTATGATTTTTTTTGAGAAATCATTTGTTTCCATATCTGTATGAATATCAGTCAATACTGCCTCATCAGCTGCCCTCTCTAGTGCCTTTTTTTGTAGTGTGACAATATTTGCAGATAAGGCTCTTAGTTTTTGATTGAATGCCTTTAGTTCAGATAGGGTACGAATTACAATTTTGGTCATTTGTTTATCCAGTTAACCCTCATTGTTTGCAGTGGCTTGTCTTCTTACTTGGGTGATAACAGTTATCTCCCCTGAAATTACCACATCCTGCACACCTTGATCTAATACCTGATCTATTGGTACATCCGTTACCCTTCCGGTAAATATCAAGTTAAGGAAACTATTACTATCAGCATCTACTGCCTTCATTACTGGTGCAAATGTGATACTTGATGGTGTGCCATTTGCAATATTTTCAATCCATTTGGATAATAATAATTCATCAGAAGGACTAGCTGCAGTATCATAAAGTGACACAAGATTTTTGAGATTAAATGAATATATTCCTAAAATATCATTAACTTTGGTGTAGATGGGACCAGCAGTATCAATCCTATCTATATCCCACTCATCCATTGATGGTGTAAAGTTCCACGCAGTAGCAAATGCTAGTTTTTTGGCGTTTGTATCATCTGCCCACTGGACAAAAGTACCGTTCTCCTCATATGTGCCTGTACGATCTTTAGTGTTTAGAATAGTTTGTGTCACGAAATAGGTTTTTGTATAAAGTTTTTTACCTTTGTTAATTTCTTATTAAGAATTAATTTTTAATATCCATAGTAAGTATTTGAGTTTCTACTTCAGTTCTTGGACCAGAAGCTATCAGGGTAGAAAGGTTAACCAGTCTGTCATCAACCACTCCACCTTTGGTAAATGTAATTGTAATATCGTTTCCTGCAAATATCTGAGTTTTTATTAGATTTTCATCAGATACAGATACTGCCACCTCAACTGATAGTATACCATTGTTTCGTATTTTGGTAAAGATTTCTTCAGAATCAGTTGCTAAATCCAAGTCCTTTAGGATTCCTGCCTCATCTGTAACCACATTAATCACATCGATTGTTCCCACCGTTGGAAGTGTTATTGTTACCTTATCACCTACTATCCCTTCCCCATCAGTTGAGGATATGGCCTCAGATGTAACTCTAATAGTAGAAACAACTCTGGCAAGGGGGAATGTTTCTGATTTCCTATCCCATCCTTGCACTACCTGAACAAACTCATCAGTTGTCTGTAATGCATCAAGGGAATTAAAAATTTGATCCTCTGTAGCTTTAATGTCAGGCTCTTGGTCAGCTCCTGTGGCTCTAGTTCTAACGTATAGGTGAACTAGGAAAACCTGTTTGGTTGTTTTAGTTGGGAGTCCTTCAATCTCTTCTTGCCCTGTAATGTTTTGAATGTCTATAGTAGGATATTTTCTGTGAGATTCATTTTTCTCCACATATGCGTTGATTCGTTTTATGTCGATATTGGTAAAATTTATGGTTTTTAATTGGGTTTGAATTTGGATAGCAGTAAGTGTCATGGAACCTCTTCTGATATTGATGGCACAATAGTTGCTATAAAGTCTTCAATCTGTTCATCTAGATTTTGATTGGGAACTGTTCTTTTGTAATATTGTATGCCTCTTATTTGATCTGCATGTACAGAAATACACAATGGTTTTTTTAGATTCTTTTTGAAGTGCATTATTCTTTCTTTGCTGTTGTATTTTTGACACGTACAATCTTTTCAATGTGATTTTTCATTACCTCATCTACTGGTGTTTTAAAGAATGTGTCCTCATCAACTGATATTGGATAGGTAGTACCCTTTAACATTTGAAAAGTTGTAATCTGGTTTAGTCCAATATCACCTACAATACTTTTCATTAGTTTGGTGTTTTCTTCAGTTACTGGTATGGTATAATCCCATATCCGTTTTCCTTTAACTAGAACTTTGAATTTCTCTTTGGTTACCTGATTTTCTCTTTCTTCCCATTCTGCTGCTTCATAGATACGTTTACCAGGAGTTTCAGGATCTTTTGAGAATGTTCTTTTGCCTATGGCTGTTACATTTCTACCCAACCAAGCAAAGTCTTTTGATTCTTCAGACACATCATAATCTCCTCTCTGTTCATCCTCACCGTAAAATCGTACTATATATGCAAAGTAATATTCACCCTTGGTTCTTTTTTCTTTGGATATTGTGATTGCTCTCCATTTTTTATTCCATTCAAATTTTTTAAGATCAGTGATATATGTAGGATGGATAATTAGGCTCATGTTATTAAGAATAATAAATCTTATTAATAAATATTATGATATTTACAGTATAAACTTAATAAAAATAAAATAAGATAAAAGAGAAAAATAAATCTCTAACTAACTTGGCGGTGCTAATGGCGTGTATACACCAGTCATTTGAATACCTGTAACTTTGTTCAACACTGCAGCCAAGTGATGATCTAATATGGCATAGTTCTGAGTTGCCAAGAATTCATCTACTTTGGTGGCAATCCTAGTTGGTCCCTCCAATAGAATGCCTGTTGCCTCACTTCCCACATCTGTAAGTAGTGCTACTCCTTGTGTGATGAACTGGTCATTTACTTCAGTTACTCCAGTGAATCCTTTGAATGGTCTGGTTCCAGGGGCTAGTTCTGTAGTATCTACAGGGTTAACTATACCTCTTAGGAAAGAGTTTGTATCGTATATTTTGCCACCTATTTGATGTAATCCGATTCTATCAAACTTTCCACCTACATTAGTACCCTCAATACTTTGTGTGACTATTCGGGTAATGTCTGTAGTAGGATCATTTGTAGAACGGTCTGTACCTGCGACAAATGTATCCCATGCAGTTCCTGCTATAGTGTCAAGTTCTGCAATTAATGCAGTTACTACATTAAATGATTTGCGTTGCAACACTTTGGTTCCAGCAACTGTTACGGAATCTTGGAATGGATTGTGTACATTCTTTCTAATGGACTCATCAGAAATTCTAATCCACATGCCAAACTTGTTAGTTTCTAAGAGTCGTCTTTCATACTCTATACTTTTGACTCGTGGCATTGTCATTTCTGGGATTTGTTCCATTCCCTCCATTTTGATTACTTTATCAAAGTTTAGGATAAGTTCTTCAGTTGCAACTCTTTTCATGAGTTCTACACCTGCATATGCTCTGTCTTTAAGACCATACAATTGTGAGAATATTCTGACAACATTTACTGCCGGATTATCAGTTGATAGCATTGCTGCTTCTTTTACTCTGTGTCCGGATAGATGAGAATGAAATTCATCCAAATCTGTAGTAAGATCACCATCCAAACTTGCTGATGGTAAGCCATCTCTAAAGTTTTGAGAGTCTGTTCCATCTATTCTTGCTTGGTCAATTAAACGAATATTGTTTGAACCGACTTCTGCGTTGTAAATGGCTGTTGCATTGATTTCATTTGTGAAACCATGATCTGGTTGCTCAAGTGTTGAATATACAATACTGTCTCGGGGATTAATCCAGAACTGATCAAACATTTGGCCATGATTATCATGACGCATTCGCATTTTAGTCATTTTAATCACTTGCCTCCACGAGTTGGAACCAGCCTATTTCATTTGCTGTGAGTGGTTGATCAGGAATTACACCTACGCTAAGATTTTCTGCAAAATCTGCAGCTAAATTTCCTCTACTAAATACACCTGCCTCTCTACCAAAGTAACGAGCATATCTTCTTTGGTTAGAAGTTTTAGCCCACGGTATGATTTGACCAGCATTAACAGTATTCACCTGAACATAATCACCAGGATTTAATGTTCCAGTTTTTAGTTCCATTGCTACCATTTGACCAGGTACTACTCCTCGGATTTCTAGATCTCCTATTGAACCACCAGAATTATCTTTAGACTCTACAGGTACAAATGGAGCATAGTTTCCAGTTGCTAATGTATTAGTTGTAATTGTAATTACACCATCTACTTGAAAACATGGAGTTCCTTTTGCAATATTTTCAGCTGCTTCACGTCTAGATTTTTGGTCATCATTAAATCCAGGGGTGTCACCTGCTTCAATTTGTCTAGTAGGAGATGTACTAAATGATGCAGAACTCATTAGAACTTGCCTCCAGGTAAGTAATTTTGATTTGATTGGGTATCATCGAAATTATCCAAGTCAAAAGTGCCGTCTTCTATTTGGGCTTGTTTAATTGACTGTGCAACTTTACCACCAAGTAAGGCTTGAGCCTCATTAACTTGAGCTTCCAATATTCCTACTGGTTGAGTTCTTGCCATGAATTCAGTAACTTTGGATTCTCGCATTGGCACTGGGAAGAGTTGTGCATATTTCTGAGCGAGTTTTTCTTTCTGAGAGTCTTCTTTAATTGTTTCATTCTCTTTTTTTAATTCTTCAAATTGAGCTTGTAATTGTGAGAATCTATTTCTAAGATCATTATCATCTTCTTGATCATTACCTAATCCATGATCGGCTGCTCCATGCATTGAGTTATCTTCTTCAGGTATTTCCTGATTATTCTGAGTTACATCAATGCCCTCACCTCCTTGTTCACCAGGGATTGATTCTTGAATTTCAGAACCGATTTCAGCTATCGTTGCTGCCATTTCGATAATAGGATTGATAGCTTCTATTGCTTCATCAGGTGACATTGTGCCGCCTATCTGTGCGGTTTTAAATGCGTTTACAGTTGTAGCTAATGTTAAGCTAGCTTGTTTAATTGAAATTTTATTTGCCATTTAAAAAATTACTTGAATGATGAGTTATAACTAACTCGATTTTCTTATTAAGTTTGTAAATTATTTTACAGTTAATTATTTTTCTTTCTTCTCATACCGTATATGGGAACAGCTTGCGTTTCGGTTATATCAGTGGATAGTAATGCTATCTTTTCTTTTGCAAACTTTGTTTCAGTTGCTAAGATTGATTTTTCTGATGCAAATGATTTGGTACATTGAGTAATGGTTCCGTTACATGTTCCGTCATATGTGGCCTGACTTCCGTATGCAGGTCTGTCCTTTAATCCAGTAAGATTTGTAACTCTCCACTTTGATATTTGTCCTTCAGGTTCTGACATGTCATCTTGAAATATTGAGATGCTACAAAATGGTGGCATTTGGTGATTTGTAAATTTAGGATCTCTAGTCATTATGGTTCTCCAAAATTGTTTCTCAGTATCAAAAAATACTTTTTTCATTTGGGCTACATGGTATGGTTCCTGGAACTTTAGGTTGTCCTCAAAAATATCAGGGTTTAATCCTGCAACTTGATCTGCATGGTTTTTCAAAAAGTGTAAAATATTTGGATGCATGAACTTGTCCCCGTATGGAGAATTTTCTATAAACTCGTTTGATGATACTACAAATGGTTTTCCTATTGCTGATTCAATGTTTTTAGGAATTGATTGCTCTGTTACTCCCCACTCGTTCCCGTTTATTTCATCACCTGCAATTAAAAAGTATGAATCCTGTTGTCCTTCAATGTCTGGATCTGGTGTAAATTCTGTATCTAATGAAGCCGTTAATACCCTAAGCTTTTTTTTTGTGCAAATTTATTTCTAAATGAATATGATAATAGATTAACTTGTGTGAGTTGTGCTTCCCTGCTAAATCTTTGTAAAGATGATTCTCTTTGTTTGTTTAGACATATTGCGACTGCTTGGTCTTGTGGTTTTCCTGCTCTAACTTCTTTACTTATACATTCAGAGTCTGCAGCTACCATGCTTAGAGATTATTGTACTGGTTAATTAATCCGTACCTCTCTGTGTGATAGCTACCAAAGCACTTTTCGTACTCACATTTCATCGAGGCTTCTAAAATTAATAAAAGAAATGTATCTAATAAAGTTTAAAATTGCCCAAGGTTCTCACCTGTTACTCCATCCAGATAAAAGCACCTACAGTTGGGATGAGTCTGACTAGGAATTTTAACTCGTTTTACATCATCTATGGAATACACTGTTCCCTCCAATGGAAGGCAGATAATATCATCTACCTTGTTGTCTCGCTGTGTCATGAATATTACTGGGCGCTTCTTTTTCTTTATTATATCAATAATTTCAGTGTCATCATTTAGTGCAGTGGTAAGTATCTTGGCAAATGATACAGATAGTCCACCAGAGATTAATGCATTAGTAAAGGCTGTAACAATTACATCATCATCATCATCTATAACTTTTGGGGGATTCTTTAGTTCTACTAATTGAACTGATTCTGTTACTTGTACAGCTAGTTTCTTTGATATTCCTGCGTCAGTTAGTGCTTTAGTGAATGTGATAGATTGTCTATCTGATAGTGTAAAATTAGTACCTGATCCAATAACTCTGATTAATGCTTGATTTCCTGATAAATTGTTTAGTACCTGCGATGCTGTACCTACTGCAAAGCCTGATGATAATAATGCTTTAATGAATCGCTCGTTTTCAGTTTCTACTTTGGCTGACATTATTTAATTAATATTATTTTCGAGATAGTTTCTTTTTGGCTATTTTATTTTGAATGTCCATGTGTTCTTTGGCTGATTTTAAAAGATCAACTTTATTTTGTATCACTTCATCTCCATTATTCACACCACTCCAATTATTCCCATGTGAATGCCAAGTTTTAGATAGTTCTGGTCTATCATTTCCCCATACAGATGGAGTATGCCAGCTATTTCCACGATTCCCCCATGTGGAATGATTCTGTTTCTCCCATGTCTTTCTAGTTGGCGAGGTATCAGTTCCTTGAGTCGGGGAATCCTTCATCATGTCTCGTAATCCATATCTCTCCATTACTAGCTCCATTGTGGTAAATCCATTATCCACTAGCTGCATCATAATATTCCATTCTTCAGGAGGAATCTCTGTAGCAAATACTGGCTTTTCATAGTTTTGTGTAATTTTTATTGGAACGTGATCTATATCTTCTGGTTCCACCATAAATAAGATAGCAAGTATCCTATCATAGAACTGGTTTTCTAACGTCTTTTCATATCTTTCCTGAGATGGTTTAATCTCATCATTTAGTAATGAATCATTTTCCTCCCTGTTTGCATTACCTCCCATATTTCCAGTGACACCTTTTGATAACTGGAATAATGGAACGTGGTTATACCCTGCAATTCCCTCTATGCATGTTCGCTCTATTTCTAAGAGAGCTGAGATATTACCAGAATTAGTAGCACCATTAACTACACTTACTGAATGGGGTACTGATACGTCAGCGTTTCCAACATTGGCAATATCTGCATTAAAATCCTCAAGAATTGCTTTGGCCTCTGTATACTTTGATGTTGGGAGATCATGCTGGTAAATGTTTGGTGTCCTCCATGTTCTATTTGCAGCATTAATCAAATCCCTTGCATAAATAATTAGTAATACCTGTCCCAAATCATCAATGGCCTGAACTGCTGAGACCCCATAAAAGTCCCCAAAGAGTTCCAGGTTCTTTGAATTATTAAAATAGATACAACGATTAGCATCTAACAATGAACCATTTGATGATAACCCTGTTACTTCTACTCCTACAAGTTCTCCATTATCAAAATTTACTATCGGTCTTCTTAGTAAATCTGGCCTGATTAATCGTAACGCTACAGGTAATACATATTGTCCGTCCTTGTTTCTAGTTTCAGGAAACATTCCAATTGCTGTTCTTCCTTGTTCTCGCTCAAAGAGAAACGCATCATACACCAAACTATCCAAATCCAATGTGGTGGCGTACTCATCCATCCATATTTTAATCTCGTCTGGTGTCATTTTCTCACCTAACAAGGGAACATCAATCTTTTCAGTTTTCCATGTATCAAGATCTTCTTCTCGTATCTCCTGGTTCAATCTAGGGAGTACTGACCTGGTTGATTTTTGTATAGTTAGCTGTTGTAAGATTTGATTGGCTTTGAGGACAGCCCAATTATTTCTCATTAGTACCCTCCACAATGCTCGCTCTTCTGGGAGGGATGGATCAACTGATGGATATATTGTAAGGTTTTTGAATGGTGCAATTTTCTTTAATGCTTTTGAATCTTTGCTGGTCTCCAGTCCTCGTCTAGTGGTTGGTTTACGCATTCCAGTAGTTGCCCATGAAGGAATTTGTGCAAATCTTTGGGGACCTGCTTTGAATGCATTTACATCAAGGTCTAACTCTAATGCAGGGACTGATCTTGCAAATGGCTTGACTTGTTTTTTATTTTTACCCACAAATTATAGCGTTTAGACTTTATAATAAATTTTCATTGTTTTAGAAATATTTCTTGCTTTTAAATATATTGTATGTGTCCATGTTATTTTTAATTTTGGAGCTAGTTTTAGAATCTACAAATAACTCACCTAACAGTTCCTCCTCGTATGATGGATGTTTTGGCTTTTCAGGTGTTACGCCTTTCTGAATTATAAATGGCATAACACCGTGTTGTAGGTGATGTCTGCCTGCAAAACAGCAAATCATTAATGCCCTAGTCAGATTATCTAACTCATCTCCTGGTGCATAATAGGATATAGTACCTGATTCTGTGGTATGTTCAGTAAACATCTCCACTTGAGACATTAGCTTTTTCATGGTATCAGTTGGGTTTGGAGGAAACTGTATCTTGTGGTCTTGCTTTAGGGACAATAATAACTGAGTCATTTCTGTCTGGTCCATGACTTTAATTTTTTCAATATCTTCTGGGTCCTTGAGGTTTTTCTGGGTGGTTATGGTATGCATTACAAAGCCTACTTTATGTTCAATATTTCTGATTAGGGACTGTCCAATTAATTGATCAGCAAAAGTATCCGTCCATTGTATTTTTTTGTGTAACTCTTTGACATCTGATGGTATTTGATTTAGGTCATCTCTACTCCATTGTTTTGCCAATCTTACATATGCAGTTTTTTTCTTTTCATCTAGCTCAATACCAACCATTCCAAATGACTTTCTCTGTTTTGTATGGGAGAATGCTACGATGGTATCATTATTCATTGCTGATTATCCCACCAAATTCTAATCGCATTACAGCCAATTAGTTTACATAGAAATAAATCATCATGACGATTTCGTTGTCTCTTATAAGATACATGACCTGACGGTGCAGTAATCCCTACCATCTCGTTTTGTTGGTTTAGTAGTTCTGCCATGTCTACAGATTTGTTTGATGGATATTGAATGGTGTGTTTTTTGTATTCTGTTTTAAGCCATCCTATCATGTATGGTTTGTCTACTGCCCATCCTTTGGAACGGTTCTTTTCGGTCATATTCCCAGTAGTTGATACATAGATGATTGGTAAATCTGCAAACGCTTTTGATACGTTCTCATAGTCAAAGTTCTTTTCTAGTATTATCATGTCAGGTTTTACCTTCTTTTGTAGTGTAAGAAAGTGATTTGCAACTATTCCATATGGTTCATTCCAGAACTGCTTTGCGTGTCTAATGTATATTTTTCTTTCAGGGTATGTTGCTTCTAATCCTACTGCACCAAACGCATCTCCACTTTTTGCAGGATCCCCAATTAGTATCTTAAGAGTTTTCAAACTAATTACCTAGCTTGATCCCCCCATTTCTTTTTCCACATTTTGAGCATTGTCTTTTGTCTGCTGTTCCTATGTAGTAATGACCGCATTTACAAGAGAAAAGATATTGAGGCACGTATGTTATATTATAACTATCCATTATTAAGCTCTCACAACCATTTTATGAGGATTAGGAATTTCTGGGTGTGTGTACATTTTATTGAACTTTTCAACATGAACAATCATTTTTGATTCCTCTTTTGTTTTATAATGACATCCTACACAATGAAATGGATTGTTAAATGCTCTTTCTTTTTTCTGAATGTATAATCTGTGTAATCTACGTTGATTAGCCAAACGAGCTCTTAAACCCCCTCTACCCATCAGTTATCAGCCTCCTCTAATCTTCTCATTCTATTCCAACCATTTGCTCCCCATGAATCCTCTGGGTCTAATTCTGTATCATAGTTCTCACCATGTACTTTGACATTATCAATTTTGTCTTGTTCTGTCATTTCATACTTGAAACGTTTGTCGGTATAGCTCTCAGTCAAAGAAAATTCCTGAACTTTACCAGTTGCTCTATCTACTAAGACAAGGTTGCCTATCTTGCTGTTGAACCATGCTTCTTTGAACATAGCACTTCTAATTTTTGTTGTTGTATTCATGTTATATTATAACAACTTGTTATTTATAACACTTGTTATATTATAACACTTTCTTTTATATAATAAAATGTATTTTCCTTGTTTTTTAGAATATTTTATCCAAGATGGAAGGGATTCCAATAAATGGAGTAAAAATTAGACATTAATAGAAAGTGTTAAAAACTTAATAAGATTTATGTTCCATAATGTTACCTATTCCCATTCCACATTTTCTTTTTGTAGTGTATCATCATCTATTTCCCACTCATCCATACCTTGTTGATCATCGATAGTTATAGTTCCAAATATGCTGTCTCGTCCTGCTGAAGCCTTACACATGTATTCCTGCTGTGGGTCTTCAGTACTGCTTGAAATCATTTTATCCACTTGGGATTGTGTGTATAGATTCCCAATTGCTCTTTGTATAGTGTATTCCAAAAATACGAAATCAGTACTCTTTTCAACCCATATTTTATAAAACATTTTTAGTGGTCCTTTGAATGTAGATACTAGAAATAGATCTGCAGCGTTAGAACGAATGATAGGCATTACACTGTTAAATACAGGAGTGTCATCAACTAGTTTCCATTTTGCTGATTCATCCATGAAGATACATGCGTATTTAGTGTCACCCGTTATTGCTTCCTCAGATGCTGGGAATGCCTCTATTGTAGTTCCGTTAATAATTGAGAGTACGCTTGATTTAATTCCATTAGGTACGACACTCTGTATATGAATGAATAACTGCATGAATCTACGTAAATTTTTGTTTGCTAGTTTGCCATTTACAGCTGCTATTATGCCAACTTTAGATCCTACATACCTACTAAAGCAAAAGTGAAATATTACTCTTAATACAATCTCTGTAAATCCCATTTGCCTACCCTTTAGTATATGAAACATGTGTTCTAGTCTGTCCCAATTGTCCTGTGTCATAGTATCAGGTTTTGTGACTGCAGCAAATACTGCCTCAATAAACTCTAACTGATAAGGAGTAGGTGGCATTTCTTTCTTTGTTGCTGCGTGTACTGGTAAACCAGATACGTGCATGGTACAGCAAAAATCGTCATAGTATGATGGATTAGTGAGATGTTTTGTATTATCACCACACCAAAATGGAAGGTTTGCCATTTTTTGACATATCTCTTGAGGTGATAGATTAGTATTATCAGTTTTAGGTTTTTGTTCCAGTTGAGTTAGATGAGTATCAATATTCATGAACTGACACAATCAATTCATTATCTTTCCGTTGTTATCCCTTACTATAGTTAACATAATATCTGGATTAAACATGTATTCTTTTCTTATGTGTGAGGGGATTGGATTATCTCTATCTTTCTCTAATGCTAGTATTCTCTTCTCATAATTCCAACTCTTTGTAATAGTAGATGATATGTTTACTAGAAATCCTACTTTTCCTCCTAACTCCATTAAATGTTCAGTGTCCTCAACTGATTCTTCATGTGTTTTTTTGAATTTGTGAAATCGTTTTCCTAATTCATCTATGATTGTGTTTAAAAGTAATACGTTATGTTCAATCTTGGATTGTCCTTTTTTCATATAAATAATAGGTACCCCTAGATATTATTAAAATGTTATTAAGATTTATTTATTTATTAATAAGATTATCCAAACATGTTTAGTTTTCGTTGTACGTTGTCATTACTTTTTTGTTATCCTTTTAGAAATGTATGCAGTTTTTTTGTCCATTCTTCAGATTTGTATTCTGATTCCCATATTTTGAGTAGTTTGAATCCTGCAATACGGTATAATTGATCTCGGTGTTCGTCTCTCTTTGATTCCTCGACATGGCCTTTCTTACCTAGTTTACCCATTTTTTTTCCTGGTTTTGGTTCTTCCTCAAATTCTATGATTAATCTGTGTTCAAAATCTAGAATATCAGGACATTTGATTTCATTTCCTTGTTGTTTTGATTCTTCCCACGACTTTGATTTTGGTGGGTGATGATAACCTATTGCAGTGAATTCTATTGCTGTTTCCCATGATCCTGAATCTACTTTGAATTGGTATGGTAGTTTGTTTTGTTTGCAATAATGTACACATTCACAATATATTTTGTGGAGGTTTTCAATATCAGCTTCTCCCATTATTTCTTTCGCCACACAATAACTCGATATGCATTTCTTGAGGAATGTTTTGTCTTTCTGCCATTCTTGAAGAACTTTGGTCTTTTTAATATGGGGTGGTTCTCAGTGATTAGTTTGGTTTCTGATTCAATTAGGTTATGCCATGTTCCCATAGACTGACAATTCGTAGGAACTATCATACAGATGTTAATGTTGTATTTTTTGTGTTGAGAGTCAGCACGTTTGATAAATTCCTCGTTTAGTGAATGGGGGGGATTACACCATACATCTCCTAGAGTAATCCAGTCTTGATGTAATGCATCAGATAAGTAATCATTACATTTTTTGTTGTACTGTGTAGCTGCTACATCTAATTCAAATGATAAATCATATTGTTTTGATAATCGTTTGATTAATTCTGGATCTGATTCGTAACTGTCCTCATTAGGTTCTGATACATCATCAAATGATTTTAACCCTGAATCACATTCTCTACATATTCCTCCAGTGTCTGTACGTCTTCCACAAAGTTTAGTACATTCCGCAAGTAAACAGTCATTAAAAATTATATCATTCATTATTATTCCTATGACATTTACAGATACAATCTCTATTGTCTTGGTGACAACATGTGGTGGTATCTTTGAAATTTATGTATCTACACATTTTTCTTCATTACCTTTAACAACGATTCACGAACTTCTTCCAAGTAACTATACTGTGTTGATTTTGATATTTTCCAACTTGTACATTTTGCATTCAAAATTTCCATAGTAGCACCTCGAAGAGCCATGTTTCTTAGCTGTATGATTCGAGTGTGTCTAATTTCGTAGGATTTCATAGTAGTAGTGTATTCTTCTTTAAAATAATAATAATAAAATAAAAAATAATTTTATTATTTATTATATAATAATAATACACTGTCATACATACGTCATACATACGTATGTCATACAGACAGGTCTTATCGTAGAGGTTTGAGTTCATACCTTTTTTCCTTCTCCATTTGAAATGCCATGAAGAATCCATCCAATTCACTATCAGAAAGAGCACCAGTCCAATCAAAGACTTGGTCGTTTGTTACTAATTCCTGCATTTTCTTTCTAAATTCTTCAGAAAGTTGTGGATTTTTCATCATTTCCTTGTAATGGTATAGTTTAATTCCAATTTTTGTGAGTTCACGAATAGCTTGAGAGGTGTTAGGATAGTTGTTTGATTTTATAACATCATCCAAGTCATCTAGAATGTAATTATCCCATCGTGTACTAATCATAGTTGAGCGTTTTATTGGCATTCTTTCTCTCCTACAATATACTCTCTAGGAATATTGAATGATTTTGGTACTTTTGTTATCTTATTTGCGATATTTTGTAACTTTTTAGATTGAGCTCTCTGTGAGTTTCCATGTAATAGGTGATTCATTGCACTCTCAAAAGGAGTTGTAGCCATTATCTCCATCTTTCCTTGTATATTGAAACTTTACGACCCCTATTGGAATTGTCATACACTTTGGTTTTTTTCCAGTTTATTTTTCTTGGTTCTTTTACTGCATCAAAATCCCCTATTGTTTTAATTTCATGGATAAGATTGTCTATTGTTCCATGAGCTGCTAGAATTCCATGAATAATCATAAGAGAACTAACTCCATTTTTTTACGTTGATTAAATTGATGTTTTCTTATTTGTGTACAAATTCTACAATGTCTATCCGGTGATCTATTTTTTCTTGGAGCTATGTAGGTATTTTCTTCTGAATATTCATGTCCTTGTGGACAGTGAGTTTTAGTTGTTTGATTTATACCTGCTAATCCTCGTCTACAATTTTCTTTTTGAGTTACAACTTCTAAATGGTCTGGATTCACACACTTTCTATTTCTGCAGAGATGATCTATTTGAAGTCCTTTTGGGATTTTACCTTTAATGGATTCATAAGATAAACGATGAGAATATTGCAGTTTTTTATTATAGTAAAATGTACCATAACCATTATACGATATATTAGATACCCAATTCCAACACGTAGAAGTTTTATCTACTTTAGACCAAAATCTTTCATCTAACATATTTCCAGTGATCATTACAAAACACGTTCCCATTCTGCGTCCTGACGCCAGGACTTTAATACAATCCAACAAGTAACTTGGTGGAATTTGGCTGCATACTCACATACTCTATCTTTTTCTTTAGGTGAAATGTAGGCCTTTGTTTTGGAATATTTCAGTTGAGCTTCACAGTATCGCCCATCTTGTTCTACCCAGTACACATCCATTACTCCTTTACTTGCAAAGAATCGTTTTGCAATTATTGCCCTTCCTGACTTTAACAAATCATTACAGAATCTACTTTCATAGGAAGCACCTTTTCTGTAATTGAAATTTGGCATTATACCCTCCAGGTGTAAGCCATTCTTCTTGAAACCTTACAAAGTCGTTTATTATCTTTGGTGATTTGTCCTAGTTTTTCTAATTCATTAGTTCTAGGTGTAATACTGTTAATTGGAATTCCCATGAACTGACTTATCTCTAAATTTGTGGGGAAGGTATTTTTTGTATAAATAATATGATTAATGGTATCTAATACTGCTCTTTGTCTTTTACGTAGTTCTTTTTTGATTTGTTGATAGGCATCTAAGCTTGTGTCCATCATCATTTCTTTGCCTTCCTATTCATAAAGTCAGAATACATCTCTTGGACCATCTCAAAAGTTTGTGCAATCATTTCATTTACTGTAGAGGTGTGAAATTCTTCTTGAGAGGTATGTTTGACTACTTTACTTTCAATAGTACTAGAATTAGTAGGTAATTGTGATATTTCATTTAACTTGTAGAATTTACCAAGAGATAGTTGGGGTTCACCCTTGTAGTCAGTCCAGTATGCGTTCTCTAAGGTGTATGTTTTCCCATCAATTATCTCTCCAATATCATTATTCCATAATGTAAGATTCATGGCACTTGATTCATCTTTGATCACTGCAGTTTGTTTCTGCCACTCATCACCTGTTTTTGTGGTTCCTGACTTTAGTTCTCCAATAGATACAACAATAAATCTAATATTCCCTTTACCTTGTGATTTGGCTTCTTTAATGGATATGAACTCAGTCATATTGGAATCTCCATAATTTTTTTAGCGTTTTTTTGATGATAGCAATCTAACCCATGAACATAAGCGAGACATTCGCAATACACATGTTTAGGGTCGTCTGAAATCTCGCCAACATAAAGTATCTTTTTTCTGTCAATGTCGTCTTTATCAAACACGTGATACAAGTACCCATGATTTGTAGTGGATTTCATTACTACTTGATTTTCTTGAGTCATAGGATCATCTCATCTATTTGCTTCTCTACGTTTGCACGTGTGGCAGGAGTCATAAAGTCAAGGGGATTGTAGAATGAACAATCAGTATTAATTCCTTTTTTAGTACGGTTAAATGATAATGACTTTAGATTGTTTTCCATACAATATTTCCAAATGAATCCAGCATGTTTTTCAAAATCTTCTATTTCGACTTTATGCTGTATCTTGTCTAATTTGTCAATACATTGTAATTCTGATTTTGCAAGTTGTGGAAATTTTTTCATGATTCTTTCTCCACCTCAAAATTAAATTCTAAATTACAATCCAAACATTTCATATGAATTACATTCTTGGCAAACACAGCATCCTCATAGTATCTAAAATGTGGTACTCTCAGAACTTGCCCATCTTCTCCATCATCATAAGTAATGATGAACACCTTCGAGTTTAACAAAGATGTCATCATTTCTTATTATTCCCCTTTTCAATTTTGAGAATCATTTCTTCAGATGATTCTATTTTTGATGAGGAGAGAAGGAGATCTGGGTACTTTGCGAGGAGATGCAAATTCTCACATATCAAGAGATACCCAAACCTACCCACCACGGATTTATCAATAGAGTAACCTTTTGCTTTGAGTTCAGTAGCAACTTCTGAACTACTAATAATTCGATTTACAGAATCATTAAACTTTGCAGTTACTTGAATGATAATTCCAGTGTTTTTATTATCTGATTTCAGATACCTCTACCACCATCATTTTTCGTCTCAACATATTTCAATAAACAATACTAATATTTAAAATATATTATAAATTATATTTTACTATGAGTATTAATCATATTATGTTATAGTAAACTTCTTATTTTAATTGATGAAAGAAAATAATGTTGCGTTAGTTACCTAGAATTATATCTCCGTCAAAATCGTCTCAACAGCTATTTTGAACACTAACGCAACAGTCAAACTTTAATGATCATTTAGTTAATCTTTTTACTTTTATTAGATCTGATCCACATATTTTGATTATTAGTTAATTACATAATTCTAAGTTAATTTGTTATTAATATAATTTTATGTTTAAAACTAAATTTTACAATATTATAAAATAAAGTAATTAACATGTAATTGTGATCATATAAATTAAATACGTGAGAAAATAAATAATACTTGAATTAAAAATTTTAATTAATATTTTTTAGAATTGATTCTCGAAATTTTGCCAAAGTCTGCTTCGTCTCTTTTTCAGATTGGAGTCTTGCTTCTTTTTCTTCTGTAAGTTTTTCTTCTAATTCCCCTACCTTTTTGTTTGCTTCTTGTAGCTTGCGAATCTTTTCCTTGTTTTTAGTCTGGTCAAATAGTAAGATGTATGGTGCTACCTCTACAAATAGTTCCAGTTTTTCCTCATCTGTTCTTCGTTGGTATGTTTGAAGATATGCACCATGTCCAACTATGGCATGGACTACATCGCCATCAAGAACTTTCAAAGCTTTTGTGATGAATCTGGCTCGAAATGAGTATAGTGTAATCTTGTGTTCCCCTGTGGCCTCATATCTCATATCAAGCCCTAGATTATCCAATACTAGATTTAGTGAAAGTCTGACTGATGCCAGCATGTATGTGGCAAAAGTTTTGATTGCCTTGATTTTTGCCTTCTCTGTTTTTAGATGAGCATATTTTTTAAAAAGTGATTGTGGGACTATTTTTCTTTTGGTCCAGACAAATTCTTCATCTTGTATCTCTTTGAGTAATCGTGCAATGTAGGGCGTAGCTTCAATTGATGCATAGACGGTTCTAGAGATTCTTTTCTTTGTTAGATAATATGGAATCTCTATTTTGTACTGTCCATTGATCAAAGTATAATGTTTCTTTTGTGTACCCATTATCTCCACAGGTCGAGATCCTACACTTCCTTGAGTTAAAGTAAATCCTCTATTCCTCCAGTTTAATGCAGATACAATTGAGATAAATTCATCTTCTGATGGTGCATATTTTTCCTCCTGGATTAGTTCAGGCCACTCTAATTCCTCTTTGATGTCGTGAGCTGTAACTTTGATTTTCTTATACCAGAGATACTTGTTTAACCTTGAGAATGATTGCTTTACACTACCATGAGATAGATCAAACTTTTCTGAAAGCCAATCAATGAATCCTTGAAGTATAGCAAATAGATCATCTTCTCGTTCATCTTCTGGGAGTGATTGGATATGAGTAATGAATTTGTCAGTATCTAGCTTGTTATATTCAGCATAAAGAAAATCATCAAATCTAGTTTTAGCTAGAGTACATGCACTGATTATACTGTCACTCATTTTATCTAGTCTGTCTTTTTGGAAGGTTTCCCAAGTTCGTTGTTTTTTTAGAGAAAGTTTTTGAGACATTACCCTTCTCTCATAATTGTATTTTTTGAAATTCTATGACGAATTTTATAATAAAACCAAATCAAATAGAAAGGCATTGTTCCAAATAGAATAAGACTGGAAATGAATCTAAACAATTCATATTCTGGGAAAAATATAATTAAGATCCAACAAGAGCTAACCGCACTTAATGCGATTAATCGTATGTAAATTGGTACTTCATTTTGTAGATTCAACTATAATCTCTCCTTTCGGTTACATTAGATTTAATTTCTGTTATGATAATTTCTTTTGTATATTTCAATCCACATGAACAACACAAATATATTTTAGGAAATTGATGTCTGTTAGACTGACAAATACTCATAGAATGTTTACACTTTACACTTTGATTGTTTTGTGATTTTTCCATATTTTACTCAGGCACAAACTCCTTTAAAATGATAGCTTTTACACTCTCATTTTCTTGTAAATGAATGGGTAAAAGCTCTCATTTTTGCTTAGAAATCTTTTGGTAATTGACTGAAATATTATCTAAAACGGATTATTTAGTATCATCTTAAAGGGATTCCTTGAACAGTTTTAAAACAATTTTTAATGGAACATTGTGCCTTTTCTTTTTTGCCTACCCAGTGGTTCCCACAGGTGCAAGAGAATAGGTATTGATTAGTCATTATTTTGTCATTCCCAATGATTTTAATTTGCTTCCTACAAAGTTTGGATGCTCTTTGAATAAGTGTGCTGTACTTGCTCTTGAACCTATACCACCAATATCATCAATGTGTACTTTATCTACACATATAGATTTCTCACTATCTCCAAAACTTATGAAATATGTTATTGTTTCAGTTGTAAAGTAACCGCATTCTTGATGGCAAGTCCAAGATTTTAAAATTGTTTCTAGATGATGTCCTGATTCTTTAAGAAATTGGTATCTAACTGAGTTCATTCTATTCTGTCTTGGATCTAAGTGTTGGATTGTTAGTCCTTGATAGTCATGATCTTCTAAATAGAACTTTACTAAACTTTTTTGTTCTTTTGTTAAAATCTCTAAAATTGATTTTTTAGTTACTTTGTTTGTGCTTGGCTCTATTGGTTTGACTGAAAGTGAATTTAATGAAATTCCCAAAACTCTTGCTCTCATTTCTTGTCTTGTTTCTTTTGGTTGTTGAGTTTGAGACATCAGTTCTCAGCCTCTTTTCTTGATTTAATTTCCCTCATGATTTCTCTTACTTTTCTATATTGTGATTTCTTAATCTCTATTTCTTGTATTTGTTTTCTCATCTTATTCTGTATTTGTGTTTGAGCTTTGATGTTATCTGTTTGTTGCCAGATTGAATCTTTTATCTCTTGTTTTGGGTAATCATCAGTATTCATTGACATTCTAAATATTTTGTCTACTGTGATTGTATTGTCTGAATTTACTTGTGTTGGGATAATTATTTTATTCATTATTTTATTAACTCCTGTTCCATGTCAATAATTGATCTCATTACTTCATGGCGTGTAACGTCTCTTGTTCTTCTTCTTTTACCATTCCGTGTAATTGAGACTTTCAAAGTTAATCCATAATCACTTGTTTTGATTCCAAACACTTTGATTAAACCAGAATGCATTAAGAGGGCTTTAGTTCCTATGGGATATTCTTCTTTCATACAAAGTAAAACAGCTTTATCATCTGCATCTTGTAGCATTCTTACTGAGTTTTTTGGATATGTACTTGGGTTTTCTAGTTCTATTTTTATTATTTGTTGTGTTTTAGTCATACTATCTAATAGTAAACAGTCTATTTAAAATATACTATCTAATAGTATTTGTTTTATATATCAAAACGTATTTTCCTTGTTTTTTGTCAAATTTTATCCAGTTTGGGAGTGAGATATATCTGCCCATAAAGTAGATATGAAAAAACAGATTAAAAGAATAAACTGTTTATTTATTTTTCCAAAGCTTGTTGCTCTTTTAGATATGTTATTGTAAACTTCATTGCTAGCTGTGCATATAGGGCTTTTTCACTTGCCAGTAACTGAGTTAATGGTGCTGCATTAGCTACGGTCAACTCTTCATGTCCTGCTAGAAATGCCTTGTAGCATCCTTGAAGTATTTGATCATCAGTTTTCATATAATCACCAATTTTTCATACCTCGTTCCATTGCAACGCTTACAATTATTGTAAATAATCCCACTCCCCCACAAATACAAACGACAATTAACATATCCCAATTTTCATAATAAACTACTTTGAATATGGATATAATCAGCATAACAGGATATAATAGAATTAAACCTATTACACCTAATACTTTTAAAATATCTTTTTTAGTTATTTGATCATCAGTTTTCATTTTAATTCCTTAAAGGATTCCTTTTAGATATTGATTCTAAATATATTCTATAAAATTCTGCAATCTGTTTCTTAGTATATGGATTAATCCATTTATGTAATTTCAGTCTAGCCATAATTCCTTATTCCTATTGATAGATCATGTTTTTTGAATGGGATTGGTATCTCTAAATATTTTCTTGATGTCAGTGGTGTACTGGACGAGAATATTGTAAACTTTGCAAATCTGTAATCATAACAGTCTCTTATGGGATCAGGATGAAACCTTGCTCCCAATCTCTGTAGTATTGTGTAATATGGAATTGATACGCTGTTAGTCTTTTCATCCTCAAAAATAACTGATGGGATTTTACCAAATATCTTAATCAGCATATTATCTAATCAAATCCGCATCTACTTCTTAATAATGATAGTTTGATAAATTGGTATTCCTTGATATATCCAATATCACCGGCTGCCTCACAAGATAGTATAGCTTGTCCATCCTTAAAGTTTAATTTTTCATTTCTCATTATAGCTAGCACAATTATTCCAGAACTATCTAGTATTTAACATCATCAAGCCATATATCGACAGTACACACAGAAATTCTTGTTGTGTCTTTGTACTACTGCTATACCATTACAACCTTTAACATCACATAGATTTGGCTTTTCTTTATTCATTAATAACCCCCGAATGGATCAGGCTTTTGAACTTGACTAAATGTAATATCTGATGGCCCACCATCCCAAACATGTTCTGCCTCAATGGCCATAACTGAACCGTGCAATCCATCGTCAGGCTTTCCTACCTTATCAGGTGTATAGTAACGAGAATAATATGTTCCAGTCCTGGATAACTTGATTAGTTCGGTTAGTTCGTTTGTGTGGTGGTCAATAATCCAGTTTAGTTTAGTTGGATCACTAGCTGGTAATACAATTTTGTAATAGTGTCTTGCGTGAGTCATTATTCTCTATATCCATCATAAATCTCTATTTCGTAATCAGGTAGTGTAGGATCTTCTTTTTTCTTTCCGTATTTGTAATAACGTGAGAAGATTAAAGGCTCCTTTTTTTCTTCATATAATTTAATTAAATCATCTAGAGTGTTTAGCTCAATAATTCCTAAATCATCACGAATTGTGTTCGTTAGGTGTATTTTCATATCTCATCCTTTACCTTTGGTTGGAACTGTATTGGAGGATTAAATTTTAAAACTTGTATGTCTATGGCTTCCCTATACATCATCCCTTCGGTAGTGTTAGGTAGTAAATCTCTTAACTCTTGTAACTGTAAGATTGTATTAATTTTTGATTGTGAAGCATATTTTGGCATGTGTATATCTTCCAATAATTTTCTTGCATAGGTATGGATTCCAATCATGTCATGTAAGTGATATTTTTCTCGGAATTTCTCCCATGTAGTAAACTTCTGGATATGACTCAATTCTTTACATTCTCCTGGGAGTGTATTTCATGAGTAACTATTACATCTTGACCACATGGTAAATGTTGAATTTCCCAATAGAGTTCAGCTAATTCTGTGTGTAATCTATTCCATCTATTGTTTCTTAGCTTGAAAACAAAACTCAATTCTTTACATTCTCCTGAGAGTGTTGTACATCTATCTTAGTATCTTTGTCATAAAGTGATTCCAGATAATTCCAAGAATATATTTTATTTTTGAAAATAAAATGAAACTTTTCATCTTTAAAGACCATGTGACCAGTTTGTTGTGTTTCATTCATTTTTTACGTTCTCCATATTCTGTTTTGCATAGATTTTATCACCACAATTAGCTAATGCGATACTAATTTCAATCTCATCTTCTAGATTGTATTTATGAATATTAGGTACTGTGTATGTTCCATCATAATCAGCTAAACCTGAAATCTGAATTATATCATCATCAGGTAAATTATCATTCCAATATTTTTCTGCAGCTTTAGTGTATTTGTTCAATCCTTAATCTTCTCCATAGAGTGTATTTCTTTGAACTTCATACATCCACAGTCTGAATTATCACAATATGTAGAGTTCCAATGTTCGATAAGGATATGTCCACACTCACATTCTGCGTAGGTAGCACTCAATTCTTTACCGCCTCATCTTCTATTTTTTCTATAGGAAGTGTGTTTAGTAGTTTTAGACAATCTTCACATATTGGAGAATAATAGACATATCCTTTGTATTGTTTAAACTTGACATAGGGTTTTGAAGTTCCATATGCACCAAACCAAACTACATCATGACAAAGTAAACAATGTATTGATTCACTCAATTTTCTATCTCCTTCTCCATACATTCCAACTCTTTAAGATGGTCTTTATCTTTTACTTTTCCTTTCTCTGCACAGTACAGTTGAGTCATGCCATTGTATAGTGTGATCTCATAGTATAGCTCGCCATCCTTTCTTGATGTACTGAATTTGACGTATCCGCCTTCAAAATAATTCTCATCAGGAGTTCTAATTACTTTCATGTTGTTGTCCCATACCTTTGCTTTAAAGTGTCGTGCGTTAGTTTAGTTTCCAAGCTTGATCCCCTCGTTTCTTTTACCGCACTTTGAGCATTGTCTTTTTTGTTCTGTTCCTATGTAGTAATGACCACATTTAGGATTTTTACACTGAAAAAGATATTGAGGCACGTATGTTATATTATAACTATCCATATTAACTCTCAACCCTCGTTACACTCACAATTAGTTCTAAATCCATTACCAAAACAGACTGTACATTGATGAGAACATTCCATTGAAAGTCCTGATTTTAAACACCAGTTGCAGCTCAATAGTTCTCAAATCCTTTGCCACAAGCAATACAATACTCAGTTCCAAAACAAAAACCTTCACTGTTTATTGCTGGTTTCTCACATTTTCTTTTTTGTGTTATTGTTGTATACATGTTATATTATAACACTATCCCATATATAATACTTGTTATATTATAACACCTTACCATTCATTCTCGTCCCCCACAGGTAAATTATTAATTATATTTTTCATTAATGTTAAAGAGATACAATCTCTAGGTGTGATGAATCTCCACACTATTTTCTTCACGCTGAACACTTACCTCGGATTGTCATTGCCAATGCTTCTCCCATCCATCATTTTCAATGTCAATCATAGTTTCACAGTCATAACAAATATCTTGCTTGTGTAATTTATGAATTGAAAAATAATATTCACATCTTTTACATTTCCTTCTTTCAATCCTTGAATCCATGCTTAACGTTCTCTCCTATCGGTCAGGTACTGTTTGTGTAATTTTAAACCATAATCATTATGAAGGTTTAATGGAAGGTCACACCATTTACATGTAATAGGTTCTTTGGGTTCATCCCATCCTCTACCGAATCCTCTAGGTAGTGTCATGCTGAACCTTTCCTCGATACTGTCATTGACCTGATACCTCAGCTGTATTTTTACAAGTACAATAAGGATAATCATATTTCCATTTTCTATTGATACAGCTTACTTGATGTTTCATGCTGAACCTCTTTCTTTAACGGTATTGTATTGGTTCATTTCTCCAGCTCCTGAATTATTGCATTTTGTGCGTTTATGACTTGTTGCAAGTCAGTTAGGATATGTTGTGATGTTACAGCTTTACGTGCATTTAACTTTTCAATACTTGTTGTTGTAAGTATAGCCTCTGCATCAGTATTTACCATATTATTCTGAAGCCTATCTACTGATTTCATTATTGACTCATACTCATGTATAAACAAAAATCCACGGTCTGTAACTTTGAGTGGTTTAATGGTCATCAGTCCATGTTTTTCCAAGTTTATGATGATTTTCTTTATTCTATCATATGCCATCTGTGCAATTAATTGAATACGGGTTAATCCTATATTTGTCTCCCCTTCTACTGTTTGTTGGCTGATGTCAGTTTCTTTAGCTATTGCATGGAGAATGTCATATATTATTTTTAGCCGGGTTCTTCTCTCTCTCATGGTATAATAATCACATCTTTTTCCTCTTTTGTGCATTGTAGTGCTTGTTATCAATTTGATGTTTTATGAACAGTTCTAATTTAATACAGTCAAACAATTTTCCACAGTCAACACATACCCAGTTGTAATCACAATCATAGATAGTTGAGAATGAAAAGAATTCTTTTAGTTTTTTTAAGATATTATTCAATTTCATAGTGTATCTCCTGAGAATATTGTAAGGCTTCATTTGCTATTTTTAGTTTATAGTCTGCAAAGTTACAGTTTAGTCTAGTCCATACTTGGATGGTATCTAATGGAGGATCTTTACATTCATACTTGTATGGTGTGATACTTTGAGGTTCTACATAATTAGGATCTGTTACAATAATTCCATGATTAAAGTATGTGGTGAAACTATTGTTGTCGTTATCCCATCCGTTAATAGCTAGAACATTATGATTTGGTATTCCATTAAAGGTCCAGTAAATATCTAGCTGTAAACAATTATGAAAATAACCATCCATGCAGGAAACAAGTGATGCATCTACTCTATAATTATTAATTATATCATTTTTGTCTACTAAAATAACAGATTCTAATGCTGGATTTTCAATGTCATGTGAAGTGTTTTTAATGTCAATTTCCAATCTTGGCTCAAATGTATTAACTGGGGAACCAATCTCTTTTACCATTCCAAACTGAATGTAATCAATATTGTATGCTCCTTGGTTCTCATACACTTTGATAGTCAAGTGATTTTCTTTGTATAAGTCGGTATACTGTGGAGGCATAGAAGTTTTAAAGTAATTTGCCTGGAATGATTTATTATTCAATGTCAAACCGTAATCAACAAATCTTTTTCCTTGATTATCAAGTCCTATCGTTGGAGCGGTACAATCATTACAACTGTCTTTCCCAGCATTGGGATAATCATCATTTGTGGGAAATGTTTCACTAGCTTCTGGTGGTGTAATGTTAGTGCCATTACCTACTTCACTTAATACTACTTCTTCAAATGGTGGTGGTGGTGTTTCAGAAAGAACATTAAAGAATAATTTTGCAGATGGTGTTAATTGGTGATGTCCTTCCCCAACACAAACGACCCTATATTCGCCTGGAGTTAATTTGTATGGCTGTATTACAAGTTCACTTTCAGGTACTCCGATTTTAGTTGGGCCAATCCAATTAGTAATGACTGGATATTTACTATCAGTGTTATAGACACGCCATTGGAATAACTGGATTATGTCTGGGTTGTCTGGTGTGCATTGTATTGTGATGGTATCAGATTCTTCATATTCTAATTGATTAGTTGTGAGTGTTACTTTACCGTGATAATATGCGTCTGCATCATCAAATGATACCATAACAACAAAAGATAGTAAAAAAATAACAAGTAAAAGATACTTCATTTGAAGTACTTCCTCAAAGAGTCATTTATGACCCTCGAGTAACTGTATGCTGTGTTTCTCCTTTTGATTACTTTTGCCTGTAAATCTCGGAGTTTTTTGTTTATATCCTCATCTATTATGATGGTTACTCGTTTTGACATTAAAGTATGATAGTATGTGTAGTATATTAATTTATCAAATTAAGTATGAATAATTAGTTTCAGAAATTAATTAAGATTTAGAAAAAATAGAGAGTTGACTTGTTAATCAATTTTAAAAAAAATAAGGTATTTTTTTTATGCTGTAGTGCCTATAATTGCTGCAACAGCTATTGCCAAGGCGGCAATACTAATTGTGTATGGTCCTATATCTGCCATAAAAAGTATAATTCATCCCATACATTTAAGCTATTTTATTTAAGATACTTTATTTAAGATACTTTTGGTAAATAACTGAAATATTTTTTACAATGGATTATTTTAGCTGTTATTTTGTGTGGGATCTATTTGCAATACTTGAAATATCATTTTAACTTCAAATGGTGGGATTTTTCCATTAGATTTTATAGAAATAATTTTTTCACTTTTCTTATTGTAAATATCAACATAGTCAGTATTTACCTGTGCTGTTATTTTACATCCAAAAAATTGTAGAATTTTTTGGATTTCATAACTGTTGCGCCAATTAGAATCTGTCAATTTCTATTACCTCGATCTCTGTAGTTTGTGAAACTTTTTGTAAAGCTTCTTTATGACCAGGTAATGCTTTAAGAAATTCATTTTTTAATTCTTCATCAGAATTTGCATGAATAATAATACCGGGATATTCTACTCCCTGACCTACACAATAGCCATCAAATGATTTTTTTTGTATATGCAAACCTTTCATGTTACTAACATTATGATAACGTCATATAACTATTTACGGTTTATTATCAACGAAATTGACTAATTCATAAATTGAGTTATAGCGAAAATCAGATGATATTTTAGATGATTAGGACTAGTCGTCATTTTCCACAAGATCCTTGTATGTCTGCTCTAGATCTTCAATCTCCTCTATGGCTTCTGGGTGTAATATTTTTGTTTCCTGGACCAGTCTTCTTAACACAAAGACTGATGCTTTTTTCATTAATTTAATGTCGGCACTTTGTTTTTTGAGGCTCTTGTAAAATACGTATAGTGAGGATGTGGCAAGTAAAATAACACCAATTAGTAGTGCAGTTAGAATGTCAATACCAATTTGGGTTATTACTTGTACCATAATCAACCAAACATGTTTAGCTTTCTTTGAACGTTATCATCGCTTCTTCTTAGTGATACAGAATCAGGGGACGTATTTTGAACTCTAACAAAAAAATCAAAGGAAGTATCTTTCGAAAGATCAGGTGTTGGTCCTTCCAATACTCTAATGTCACCTTCTTCAGTTATTCGGGTGGATACCCCATCTTCTAAAATTCTAAAGAATGGTGGAATGAAAGAGTTTACTTGTTCTCTAGTTATTACCCATGGAATAAATGATGCACCAATTAGTATTACATCACCCACACCAGGCTTTAGTGCTACTGGTTTCTCAAAGTTGGATAACAGTTTAGGATTTTGCGTATCAGTAAAGACTCGATAATTCAATTTATTATGATCCTAATTGAGTCATTAGACACGCAAAGCTAATTATTTCAATATTTCCTGTTCCAGTAGAAGATTCTACAAAAAATGAAATTCGTTCACCTATGGCTACATCAACAAATCCTGTACTTGGTATAACTTGATCTTCCTCACTAGTTTGAATAGTTATAGTTAATGGTGGCTGAAGTACACCGTTTACTGCTACACCTACATCCATAGCTTCACTTTTACCATTAGTTCCCACTAGAATAACTAAATCGCTTATTCTCATAGCTGCAGGCAGTGGTATTTCTCTAAGTTCATTATCTCCATCAGGATCATCATGATCAAAAAATGAGAGGTATCTGTCAGCCCCTATAGTATGCCCTTGACCAGTTCCAGCTATCATTGAAAATGCAAGTTCTGAGAATTTGGCTCTACGTAGTGCTCCTCCACTTGTCCTAAATAATAGTTCATCAGCTGATTCAGGTACTGCTGGAGTTTGTCCAGCTATTAGATCTTCAGTAATGCTTAGAGTTGTAATGCCATCAACGGTAACAGCATCCATTCCTTTAGATGGAGTTCCTACAATGGAATTGATATGATTTCCATTTCTAAATAATTCTGTCCATTCACCACCAGCACCAAAAATTAATCCCATGTAATTCTGGACATCATTCATTACAAAATCCGCATCGTTGATTAAATTGAGAAGACCAGTATTTTTTACGGTAATTATATTGTTTTCTGATGGTGTTATGAGAAGCATTTCTCCAATCCCACCATCCTCAATAAATTCAAGATCATCCACAGTTCCTGATTCTGCTGTTATGCGTGTGAATGTAGTTGTTGGAATTAGTCTATTAGTTGCAATAAGTGTGGTAGTGGATCGAGCATAATCTAAAGTTCCTAAATCAAGTAAAGTTCCTACATTTTCTAAATCATTTCCTTTCCAATCGGCAAATGTATCATCAAAGGTATATTCTATAATATTATTTTCACGTATGAATAAAGTTCCCCCTTCATCTATGTCGATTTGCATATCACCTGCATTCACACGTTCTATTGATACATTAGCATCATCGCCAGTTCCAAATTGTAAGACTCCCATGTTGATTAAATTATTTCCATCCCAATCAACAGATCCATCTTGGAAATCGTAAGTGGTACTACCCATAATCATCTGTACTTTTACACCAGCTTCTAGTTCGATTCCAGCATTTCCATTTACTCTTAGAGTATCATTAGTAAAACTTCTAGTAATAGCTAATATGTCATTGTTTATTCCTTCAAAATTTATTTCAAAAACATTGGTGATAAACTTGGCACCCATGTTCAGTGATTGAGTTTGAGTTCCTAATCCCGTGATTGCTGAAACTCCTGTAACAGTATTAGTCATAACTGCGTTCTCTAAATCATTATTACCCAAATCCAATGCTTGAGTTTGTACTCCTAGTCCTGTGATTAATGTAGTTCCTGTAACAGTATTAGTCATAACTGCATTTTGTAATTCATTACCATTCCAATCAGATCGTATAGCTGAAAAATTATATTCTTCATCATCAGGGGTATCAAATATTCGTAAAACTATTTCTCCACCATTCTCAGTATCTAATTGTAGATCATTAATAGTACCTTCAGTAGTATTTCCACGTTGGATAGATACGTTACCAGTAGGTGGGGTGGTTGTTGGAGGTTGAAATTGTATCACTCCCATATCTGCTATACCATGCCTCTGAAAATTGGCGTTGTTAGGACCAAATTGATAAGTAAATTCACCTTCAACTTCACCAATAGACATTCTAACTTGAGAATCACTAGCAGTATGTAATTCTAAATCATCTTCGTGTTGATGGATTCTATGATCTGTATCTTCAAATTGAATATCATTAGAACCCATGATTAAATTATTGAATTGTGTTACTATCCCATCTTTGCTAATCTCCCATATGATAGATCCATTGTTTGATATTCCAAGGATTGGTCTGGTATCAATGGCTGCAGCCGCTTGATGTGCATCAATGGCAATAACAGGATTAGTTCCCTCATCTGTGCCATCTACAATTTCCGCTTCTATTGTTAAAGCGATAGCTGTAGTGGTGGATAATGCTAGTTTTTGAACAGTAAGAAATTTGGCAGTAAAATCATTTCCTGCTGAAGTATTTTCAAGTGTAATTCTTCCTTGAGCAGAGTCAACATCAAAGTTATGGGAACCATCTCCTGTAGGAGTATTGATTAAAAAATCACTTTCCCCATCAGATGTTATGTTCCATCCATCGGTTCCTACAAAAATAGTTTCAGGTACTTTAAGACTGTCAGAAATTTGCAAAGTTTGATCAGTAGGAGACTCTACAGCAGAAATGACAGGATTACCACCGCTGGCAGTATTGGTAAAAGTAATAGTAGCCAAAGCATCCATGGTACCTCCAGCTAATGGAAGGAATGTACCAGCCCCAAAAGCCAGCAGATCAGTATCAGTTCCCAAATGATCTAGGAAAAATAATGTGGTAATACCTAAGACATCCTTAACGTATAGTCTTCCTGCAGTTTCTAGTGGTACGGCAGGAGTTGTTATTTCTCGCATCTCAAGGAATCCAGCTTGTAGAATATTGTTTATTCCCATGGATAGTGCTTGACTTTGAGTTCCTAATCCTGTAATTGATGAGAACACACCAGCAATTAACGCATTATTTGTTAATTGTCCACCTTCCGTATTATCTGAATGATCATGTATTGCTAAAGTAAAATCAGAAATTGTTGGAGCACCAGTAATTATAGGATCAGTAAGAATTTGAGCTAGTGTAACTTTGGATGATGTGATAGTGCTAAACGCCACCTCAAACTGTAATGCAGGATTTAATGGAGTAGCAAGTGGAGGCAGTCCAGAGATAGGTACTTGACTCATTATGACGTCGAGAAAGCTGGCTTGAATCTCTTCTCAAGAGCTGATCTAGCCTTTACTCTTACCTCCTCTCTGTGTGTTTTTGCTTCTTCTGTATTATTTGACATTACCCAGAAATATGCAGTTTGTAATTCTATGGCTAGCTGTCTTAGCCATGTGGGTAATTCTGTAATATCTACGGTGAAATCAATATTTCCATTAAATAAATTCTCTAGCTCAGAACTTGCGTTTTCATTTGAGCGTGTTATCAAATCTAGTGTATTCTGATTTGTTGTTCCAACTTCATCTACATCCTGCTCACACCGAGTATCATCGCCAAACTGTGGAAGAACTAGAGACATGTCAAATAATGTCAAATAATTACATTTTACTATTCTTAAATTCTTATTAAGAAATTATTTTACAGTTGAAATGAACTAGATAAAGTAAATTGAAGTACCTTATTAAAACGATCGAGAACGAACATTTGGAAACCATCATTTGAGAATGTTAGACCAAAAAAAGTGCTACCAAATGGAGTTAGGTCAAATTCCTTAGTGGATTGTATTGTTCCTGTGGTAACATCAAAGTCATTAGACACAGAATATTGAACTATCTTATTTGTCCCTATATCAAGTAGAAACATCTTGTTGGCAGTAGGAAATGCTATACTACGAGGATTTGTCACTCCTGATGGAGATGCGTTAAAAAAACCGTCATCTACAGATACACCTTGAATTGAATAATTACTGGGTAGTGTAAATTGTTGTACTCCATCAGGGGTATTTGATGAAATAAATAGTTTTGAACCAATATCATCGAATACAAGACCTGTGGGAACTGTTACTAGTGATTGTAAGTTTGTGGTTCTTGGTGTTGTACTTACAGTTGAAAGATCATATGCAGTTCCTGCTGCTCCAAATTGGAATACTTTAGAGGACTGATCTCCTGTAACAAATAATTCTGCTCCAGGAGGATCCCATTCCATACCAGTAGGAATATTCTCATTTGTTGAAGTATCAAACGTACCTGCAACTAGTGATACATTACTCTGAGTCATATCAAAGGGATTAATTAGAGAATATTGACGAATTAAATCATCGCCTGAGGAAATTATGAACATTTTTGTTCCAGGGGTAGCAACAGGATCAAGATTGTTAAATTTGACAGCAGTTAAAAAAGAACCACCATCTACAGTATAAGTTGAAGTAAGTACAGGTGGACCTCCTCCTACTCCTGGAAACCCTTGAGGTGGTACGAATGAGTTTAGACGTTGGGCGATATTTTGTATATTGCCATTTAGTGGAGTACCAGGTCTTTGAAAGTGAAACCTTGTCATTCTTCCAAGGCTAAAGTGAATTGTAATGGCTCTTGATCAGTATCACACCTAATTTGAAAGACATCACCTTTTCTTATAGGTAAACTTCGAAATGCCACACCTATTATATCTTGATCATTGTTTATTGGATAAGGTATACCATTTTTAAAAATAGATACTGTGCCATCAATAATCAAATTAAAATCAAGATGTAAAAATGTCAAAAGTTCGTCTGGAAAATTATCAGGTAATGCAAATCCTCCCCCTGTGACTGCTGCCGTTACAGGTCCTGTAAATGATAAGCCGCCAGATACTATAACATACGATGTTACTTGTCCATTTGTAATCACTCCTTTAATTATAGCTCCTTTCCCATTCACTCCTGCCTCACTAAGTACAATAGTGGGAGGAAAAGTAAAACCAGATCCTAAAGCATTTGGTTGTACATCAGTTATTACACCACCTGATTCTGTTACTATAGCTGTAGCACCTGTTCCGCCACCATCTGTTAGCCAATCAAATGTAGCCTCTATTACACCTTCAAAACTTTCAATAATTGTAAATCCTGATTTCCCCATAATCAAAAATAAATAAAAATTAGAATAAAAATAGTATCATATTCTTATTAAGAAAGTCACACACTTTATTATCTAAAGTAATATTTGTTTTATCATGGCAACAGGCGATGTTTTAGTAGCAGTAGGTCAAGTAACTAAAGAAATAGGTACAGATCTTTCTGAGATTGCAGCAATTCCAGTAGCTAATTTTGCAGCCAGTAATACCAATGTAAATTTTTTCGTAATCCCTAGAGAAACAGAGGGGAAAAATGTTACATATGACGTTGTAGCAGTAGGATTAGATGCTTAGATAGATCGATAGATAAATAGATTTAATTTTTAAAAACTTTTTTGTTATCCTTTTATACAAATTTTGTAAGATGATATAAAAAATTAATTCAATGTAATTAATTCTTGGTCGTCATACATGTTATCATATTCTACTAGTATGGTATACATTCCTCTTTTACTCAATTTGTCTATATCTGTAAAAGTGTGTGTAAAAGTGGTTAAACTATCACTGTTCACTTTATACCATATCATGTGTGCTGTTTCTCCATCTGGATTAATTAGTTTGGCCGTTACAAAATCATTATCAGGTATTATTACTCTGATTACAACTGAAATTGTTTTCTGATCTAAAGATTGACTTGTTGATAATAAATCAACACCATAATTGTCTGCAAAAACCATTGGGATAGTAGTGGCAATTATTATTATTGTACAAATACCAACTAACAACATCATAGTTTTGTGATTTGTCATTTTATCCTAAAATATTAATAGGTAAATTTTCTATTTATGTAGATTTTATTTCTTATTAAGTTTCTCTGGGTCTTTAACTTTGTTTAGCTCTGCAAATTCCTTGTCCTGTAATTGTTGTTGTGATGCCTTAATTTTTTCAATTATAATTCCACTAAAGAGGATATGGACATATGCCTCTATACAGTCAGTGGTCATCTTTTTTTCTATGATTTGTTTGGCTGTATCAATTTGTTCCTGCTGTCGTTTTAGTTGGGATTCAGGCATTTTTCCATCTGTTTTTAATTTATCCACTATACTTTGTGCGTCTTTAATCATGGATGTGTTGTACTTGTTGTTTAAAATGTAATTTAGTTTGGACCAGTTTGTTATTTTAATCCAGAATGAATCGCCTATCAGATACTCGTATGGTTCTAATTTGCCTGAGAGATCTTTGGTGACCCATTGAGTATTTGTAGGAATTTCAGTCTTTTCAAATTCAATCTCATCAAGGGTAGTAGAATTCTCAATCTTTTTTCCATTCTCCATTGTTGTTACGTTTAAGGTTTTTTTAATGAAAACTTCTCCAGTTTCTTGGTTAATTCTTTGTGTTGCAGTATCGTACAGATGTTTTCTCTCGTTTTGCGGATTATCAAAACAACTCTGAAAGTCTACGATAATTTGTGGTGATAGATGTAGTGTGATAGTTTTTGCCACTAGGTAAATTGAATTATTTATAATGTATTAAGGTTATGTATTGTTTTGATTAAATTATGTGTGTATAAGATAACCTGACATTGTAGCAAATGCTGCCCCCTTGTTCTACTATCAAGTTAATTTAGGTGAAGTTCCTGCTGTTACTTCTAAAATAAACATATTTACTACATTAGCTGCTGCTGTACCACCCCTAGTTAATTTAATCAAATCATCGGCTACTGCTTTATTTCCTTTGGCTATTCCAGGATAAACCCAAGGGTTTACGGATCTTGCATCTCCTATCTCCACAGTTGTTCCATCAGGGAATTCTAAAGTTACGCTTGCATTAGATGCACCAACACTGATAAAAGACCACCCCATCAAATACCAATCTTTGCCTGCTGGGACAGTTTCAAAGGTTATTTCTCCTATAGTAGTAGCTAGATTTTGAAAGTTTTTTAATACTGCACCTGTTAATTCACCATTTGCTATTCTTGATAAATATTCTAAATCACCCATGTCTTCTCCCTCCACTTGAAATAGAATGAGCGGAAGTCCCATTATAGACATAATAATTCAACAATTTCCAAGTATGACATCTTTGTTTTAAAGGTTTTTTTAATAGAACAAATAACTATCAGTAGCCATCCTACTGGCGTGCGCAAGCTTTCATTAGGTCGTCTAATGGCACCAGTAAGATGACTAGTATTTTATTATAATTTTCTTAAATAAATCTGATTAGATTTTAATTAATTAAGATAACAGATCTAGCTGTTCCTGTAGGCATTCAATTATGCCATCATACAAACTAGATAGTGCCAAAGAATGACCTATTCTATCTGTAAATAGTTCTATTTGATTAGTTTGGTTTCTACTAATTGCTCGGTCTAGTTTCTCATAGTATAGTTCAGTTTGATTGTCTGTAACATTTTGTGCGTGTTGCCATTGTTGTAGAGTGTTGTTCCATTTTGCTATTTCATGATCTGACAGTGTTAGGTATGATGAGTTATGGTATAATTCCTCTTCTTGTAATGTGGCATAATCAAAAGTCGTGTTTGCTGTACTGTTGTTGTAATGAGCACTTAATGAGTATATTCCATGTGTGGATATTGATGTGTTGTTTCCAGTAAGTATTGTTGTATTGAAATGATTGGTACTATTCCTTGTGATATTGTGAACTGGAGATAATGCACCATTAGGTAATTCTAACATTATGCTTATTGAGGTACCGTTATGTGGGTTTGTTAGTTGACCTGATACTAGGATTGATTCTCCTATGTGGTATGATTGTTGATTTGTTGTTATTGTTATAGATTCAATGATGATATTGTTAGTAGATCTGTAATTATCCCCATATTGTACTCTGACTTCGTAACCCTCAATTCCAATACTCATATCATAATGAGCTTTAAATGTATGTGAATAATTTCCATCAGGTTGTGGTAGAGCTAGTCCAATATGCATCAGATTCTTCTCAGGACTTATAATCATTATAGTTACAGCTTGTTCATAATCTGCTAGAGTTTTAACAAAACCAGAAACGGTTATAATTTCATCCGCATTGTAAAATGTTTTATCAGTAGTTACAGTAATTTCATTAGATAATTCTGCAAATGAATATGAGATTAATATCATTGGTAAAATTGCTAAAAGTAATAGATATTTCAACATAAAAAATATTCTAGAACTAGATTATTTATTCTAAGTGAAACTCTTAATCTAAAAATGGTTTTTTACAACGTGTACAATGAAGAATCTCACCTGATTTCTTCCATGTAACCTGTTTGTAGTCACAACATGGAGTAGTAACAAATCTTCTCATAAGAATTAATTATTTTACTTGTATTAAAATAGTTAGTGTTAATTATGGTAAATATTTAATTACAATATCATTAATAATTAACCAATGTCCAAAAATACAAAAAAGAAGAGGATAATTTATGAATAAAATCTTTAGTATAATTGGTATCATTGCTGTATTATTTGTAAGTGTACAGTATGCTGATGCTGTAGAAATACTTTTAGAAGGAGAGAGTAAAAATCATGGAATTTTCATAGCCATACAAGGTAATGATAATATTATGATGTGGGACACTGTTGATGGATATTCAGAATATTTTGATTCCAAACAGAAAATCTACAAGTCTGGTGGTTTCTCATTGAAAAATCCAGAATCAGGAATAGCTGTATGGGGTCATCCTATTAATGATGTTCAATACAAATTGGTTATTCTAACTAACGAGGGAATAGTAAGGATGGTTGGTAATGTAATTACTAACAATGACATTGATACCAAACAAGATGATACCAGTACTCATCCTATTAGAATAGAACCAAAAAGTTCTGTTGGTGCGGATATTACAAAATATGATGTCCCTACAATAACTAGAGATGATAAAAAAACATCAATGTTATTAACATTGAAAACAAATCCTATAACCTCATTCCTTCATGGAGATAGATATGATATGAACGGAAAAATTCTTGATGTAAGAACAGGAAAAATTCTTGAAGGTGCAGAAATAACTGTTCAAATATCTAGAGATGGTTATGTTATACGAGAACTTGATGATATTTCTAGTAAGGCCGGTACAGTAAGACTCCAATTTAACAACATGTCATACCCTGAATTTTATCCGTCATTTTGTTATCAAGTAAAAGCTGAAATAAAATATGGAAATGTGACATCAACTTGGAAAGATGACTTTAACATATCAAATGTCAGAGCTGGTACACTGGATTTTTCATGGTTAGAACAAGCCCAATGGGGTTATCTGCCAAATAGTTTCAGGGAAATTCCACCTGTTTTCTTGACAGCAGACAAAAAGTGTAATGGGGTTTAACCCTTTTATTTTTTCCCTCCTCTTTTTTTAAGATGTGATATAACTTGTTACTTGGAATCTTGCCCATTCCCCTCCAACCAATTCCGTTTTAATGTAAAGTGACCTTGCAGTACCTAATCCGTACATTCCATGTGCACCAATAAAATCTCCAAATAATACATCTAAATCATTAATTGATGGCGGATTATTATTATTACCAGATACAGGCATTTGTAAAGTTCCAAGTGAACCACCACTATCCAGATTATCAGGTTCATCATTAATGAAATAACTAATTACTCCTCCTGATGAAGCCTTTAGTATGGTTCCAGTTAGAAATTCAATATCTGCCTTGCTGGTGCCTGATCTTCCTACTGTTTTCATAAAGTCTATATCTCCTCCGTTAGCTCTTACTGTGGAAATTAATCTTCCAGCATCTGTTACATTTTCTAGTTCTGCTCTTATTTTTGCATAAGTTGTTTTAGCTCCTGAATCATTTACAATAAAATTAATTGGTGGTAATATATCATTCATAGATGGGGAAGCATCTACATTTGTTAAGAAAAATCCTGTAGTATCAAAAATATAATCAAAGTTAGAAGTTGGGGCAAATTTTATCTCGTTTGTCAAAGAATCCGCAACAATCATTCTATCTATTCCAGTACCATTAATCAGGTCTACTGCAAATCTTCCGTTTTCAGATGTATCTGATACATCAGCTGCCTCAACGGATATGGATCCGTACTCTGTATCATTTCCTGCACTGTCCTCTCCTCTAAATTGAATAGTACCTAGAGCGACATCATCTACAGTCATAGTGGTATCATTTCTAGTTAATCGAAGGATTGCTTCTTCTTCTGTTTGGTCTGATTCTAATATCATAGAACCACGAAAAGAATGCAAGGTGTTTGTATTGATTAGACCAGCTCCACCAATAATGGAATAGCTGTTATTGGTACCTACAGCATTAGAAGTACCTTTACTTGTAACATCAAAAATTATTTTTCCATTTTCTACACCATCTGCAAATCCTGCAGTTAGAAATCCATATTGAGCATACTGAGTCCCTGAAGTACCAGCACTGTTTCCGCTAAAAAATCTTTCAAACTGAATTATTTTATTTACAGATAATGTGACTTGACTGTCATCCCAAAATACATTCCATTGCTCTAGTGGTGCAGCAGTAAACCCTCTATAATCTATAAAACCAATATTACTTGAATTTACTTGTAATGTGTATTGTAAATTTGCACCGTTTGAAAGTAATAATTTAGGTTGAGACGTGGTTACTTCTTCTACTGATAACACTACATTACCATCTTCGATGGAACTTTGAACTCCAATATCACTAAGATTTCTAGCTATCGCTCCTGAAAATATAAAAACATCTGTTCCGTCTTGTGTAAATTGACCTACTACAAGAGGATTACTAGTTGGTACATTCAATTGAAGTATTGGAGTGCTTACCCTACCTGTTGGTAAATTGGTAGGGTCAACAATAATACCACTGCTATCAATACGTACTTGAGATACATCATTAATGTTAAAATCATGTGATTCTCCAGTTGGTACGTTATATTCAAGATTACTGTTAGTACCATCTATTCCGATTCCATATGTATTTCCAGGAAATGTTTCAATTCCAGCAAACAAAATACTTTTGGCGTTGTTAATAATGTGTGAGGACATGTTAAGCTGTAAAACCCCACTATTGTTTTCAAATTTTGCAATGGTGGAACCGCCCCCAAGAAAATTATGGTCTTGATTCGTATCAACTTGATATGACAAACCTTCTCCAAGTGAATTAATTGATTGACTTGCTTGGAAAAAATCAAGATTAAACAGTCCTTGTATAGTGGAGGATCCACCATCAAAATCAATATTATTTAAATTCAGTAAATCTTGTAATCCTGCGTTGTGATTACCAGTCCAAGGTCCAAAGAACTCACCGCCAGAACTTGATCCCACAGATGTAGCATGAGTAACTACTGTACCACCATCTATGGTATACAACATTACAGATGTTCTAGTACCAGCTACTGTAGATACAACTGGAGGATTTGTCAAACTTAGGGGCCAGATAGGTGTAGCAAAATCACCAATTTCATTAACATCAATGATAACTAGCACACCTTCATATTTTCCTGATGGTGGTAAATTAGAGAAATCAAAAACTGTATCAGCAGTCATTGTTAGTATATTGGGATTTTTACTCCAGTCGATAACTGATACTGTCGGAGCAGTTTGTTGAGTTATGACATTGGGTGTGAGTATTATGGGCTCTGTAAGTCCACCGCCCCCACTACTAACAGTTGAGGATGTCAGTCTCCATGAGCCACCACCTATTGTAGGATCAAAAACAAATGTAGCTATGGCTACCCCTAATGTGGAAATGTTACTATCCAATGTCAAATCTTGATCATCAGGCATTACAATATTTCCACGCTGAACAGTACCGCTAGTTCCTGGAGTGGAACTTCCAATACTTCCTAGATCATATGTAAATGTAGTAGATCCAGTAATGGTAATTATTGCATCATCAATATCAAAAGTTGTTGTACTGTTGATGTTTACTGTGTCTCCTGTAACTAACAAACTTGTATCATCTATTGTAACTGTAATAATATTATCAGTGTCATTCCCAACAATATTTGAAATGTTTTTGAAAACACCATTTTTGATTACCTGGATGGTTTGGTTTGTTACTTGATATACCAACTGTTGACCATTAAACAAAGCACCATCAAAAAAGAACACTTCATTGTTAGGAGCTACTGGTGCAGTTGATTGTAGGTATGATGATGTGATTGGTACCCTCCCATCAGAATCAACAAATACAAAATCAGGATCATATGCTATTGGTCCAAACATCACACCCCCCGATGTACGCAAAAAATCTCCTGCAGTCCCACTAACTTCACTTACTGATACTAATCTCCATGCACCAAATCCCTCAACGGATGGATCAAAGATTAGAGTTGCAACAGGTATACCGTTAGGTGCTACAGTAGCATTAAGAGTTACGTCATTTCCGTCAGGTGTCAGAATATTACCATTCTGTACTATCCCTTTAGTTTCAGGAAATATACTTCCTAGTGCAGAATATGTGAATGTTATTGAATCAATTACTGTAACTGTAACATTACTAATATTGAAATTATCTGTATCAAGGATATTTGCTTTGGCTCCCGTCAACATGTTATGATCAGCTGAGGTAACTACTGTAACGGTTCCAACTCCGCTAATGCTATCAATACTTAAGATGGTTGCAGCCTTTAGTACTAAGATTTGTGATTCTGTTCCTTGTAAAATAAGATATTGTCCGTTCTTGTCTGCTCCATCAATGAATAATAAATCATCAGGAGATCCTTGTCCTGTAACTAACATATACGAGGAAGCCTTTGATAATCCATCCTGATCAGGTTCTATGTTTATTCGTCCATCCTCCACTCTTACTAATGCAGGATTAAATGCAATACTGCCAATCATGGCACCCCCAGATGTTGGTAAACTGTTAGTTCCAGGATTATTGGAACCATAAACGGGACCGTTCCCTAATGCACCGCCCTGACTTAATGCCCTGTCTGAATATTTTCGTGCCTTTCTAAGATATGCATCTGCTACTCCGTCTATTGCTTCAGTGATTCTATCTTCAGGTGTTCTACGTTTTCGAATTCCAGTACTTCCACTACTCATATTTTCATCATCCTATGTCCTCTGGATATAATCGTGTAATCACACCATAAGTTTCCTCAACTCCCCCTGGACCTGACGGAGTCTTTGAGAATGTCCTAGTTATTTTATCAACTACCATTTTTATGGTATTTGGTATTCCATCTGTAGTTTCACTAATCATTTCAGCATCAGTAACATACACAGGATCACCGTGTCTTAAATCAACTTTGAATCGTCCTGATGTGGATAGTGTGAATTTCTGACTTTTGAATCCAAATATTTTTTCCAGTCCCAATACGAGATTCTTTCCTTGTGGATAACGAAATATACTTTCATTATCAACAGTTTGAGTTTCTATATTTCGGGATGGTAATGAATCAGGGGTATCATTGTTTGTAATGATTAGTGGTTTTGGTTTTCGCCAGCCATCAATAGATAATTGTACTTCAGATTTTAGATCAAATGGATTTCCTGTTATTTTATACCTTCCTTGGTTGTCATAGGAGTCCTTTGAGAAGATACCACCCCACACAAATTCACGTGGATCAAAACCGTCGGTACTGTCAGGTTCTGCTGCACTAAAAAATAATGGAATTCCTGGGACTCCTTTGTATTGTTTACCTGGCAAACTCCCTACTACTTCTATGGTATCGTTGGTTCTACCTATTGTTAGATTATCAACTACTCTAATCTTATCATTCCTATCTACAAGAAATATTCCAAAAGAGTAATCACCTTTTGAATCTAGTGTAGTTTCAAATATAGAGCCTGAACCAAATGTGGTGATTAATTGAATCCATGTGGCAAATCCCTGAATTGGGTAACGTGTTTCTATCTCTGGTCCGAATATCTTTAGTGTTCCGTCTGGCCCCCTGTTCAAATTATCAAAATCAAATGTAGATAGAGATACAATCTCACCTATTGTAGCACCACCAAACGGTACAGCATTAGATGATACTGGATTAGTAGCCCAAAAGTTAAGCCATATTCCTCTATTCCAATCATGTAGCTGGGTAGCTGATGGTGTGATGTCAGGTTTAGTCTTTACGAATACTGCAGAGTTTTGATCTACATCATCTCCCAGTATCTGAGTATTTCCTACATCTATTCTGTTATTATCATCATCATACTTTATTCTATGCAGACACTCAAATGGTCTGCCATCTACGAACTGACCAAACTTTAGCAATGCTCCAAAATCCCCAAATATTGCAGTAACATCCAAAAAGTCTATTAATTGATATGATCCTTTTACCCAGTTGGCATTTCTTGTCCCAATATTACACACACCATTCCCATCTACAAAACTAAGGAGACCTTGACAGGGTTCCTTTACCCATGAATCTCCTTGATAAAAATCCACAACTTCCTGATCTTGAAGTGTCTGTTTTTCCTTGAACACAAACCATGTTCCTGTTCCATCCAAATCACGGTCTACATATTGATTGATGTTTCCAGCAAACGATACACCATTAGGATCAGTTCCTACAAAGTCTCCACTACCTCCCTCTATTCCCGTACTAGGGTCTATAGCTAACATTTTGAATCCGTCAGGTATTCTTGTTCCTCCAAATTTTAGTATGCTAGGAATGTTGGCAGGATTTATTGACACAAATCTAACATATGTACGTGGATGTAATGTGTCCTCAATGATACTATTAGCATCTACTGCTCTAGTTCTACCATCATCTTGATCTGCGTGAATAGCTCCTGCAAAGCTGTTTATCCAGTCTTGTGCATTGTTTTTAGTTTCTGGGGAATAATCAACTGGTGGTGCAAAGTATATTCGTGTCCAAAACTCAGGGTTTGGTGGCTCGTTAGCTGTAATGGCAGTATGTGCCTTTATGGACTTCCATGCTATCTTGAATTTTTTAGTTAAATCATTAACATTAAAGAAATTACCTGACTGCCATTCACTAGGAATGGTAAATGTACGCTGAATCCAATTTGAGTTTGGTGGCTCTTGGTTTGTAGATGTAGCAGTAGCCTCATATCTGAATCCATCAGATG